AATCCTAAGATTCCTCGGTGATCCCCGCCGATAGGGTGGTTTGATACTACATCAAATTTTATTCGTAAGCAACAGTGTATTCGATTGTGTTGGCAATATCGATGTACAAGCCCTTGCTGAACACTAGGCCAGCTGGGAAGCTCAAATACTGGCCGCCCGCAACAACGGTTACGGTAGCCGCAATTTTAGGATCGCTAGTGCTGGCAGTTGCGCTGTCGTATAGCGTAAAAGTGCCGGCGGTTGTGGTGGAGATGAAAACGCCGTACAGCTTGCCCAGACCAATTTTGATCTGCGCGTCTGCATTGCCTTGTTTGTAATAAGCCATGATCAGTATCCTGTTGAGTTTTTGATGAGAACGATGTTGAAATACGAGCTCACTGCGTTATTAGTCGCAGCGCCGATCGCGGTGGCACCAACACAATTTTTCTCTGGAATCATATATGGTGTTTCAAAAAGGTAGTCTGCTGCGCTGTTGTTCACGGTCGAAACCGCGCCAACGCGAACGATACCATCTGGGCCGTGCTGCTTCAGAAAACCAGTGACGGCCGTTGTACCAGATGCTTGGCCAGCAGAAAACAAACCTTGAATCATGTAGCCGGTGTAGCCTGCGGGAACGCAATAGTGACCAGTGGTGCGGTTGTTGAACCCCGCAGCAATGATGTCATACAGCACCGCGGGAACACCTGCCGTGACCACGCCGGTACCTGCGTTGATGTTGCCTGCGTTCTCACCACCAGAGCCTACTGTGGCTACGTAGAACGAGTTCACATAAAGATACGAATGAGTCGTGTTGACGGCTGTTTGACCGTTCAATGTGACGGTTTCGCTGACAACGGCATAGTTGCCGTCCAAACCTTCAATGAACACCGTGCGGGCGCCAGTGCCAGCGGATGTGTCGTTGGCGTCAGAGGAGCTGATTTTCAGGACCGATGCGCTTGTTGGATGTGGCACTACACCGCCATCCGGCCACACAGATTCTTGCGTAAGATCGACATCAGGGTTGTACCCAAACACAATCACAGCTGTGTGTCCTTGAATCTGACCGCGGGAAACTTGCAGGCCAAAAACCTCGTTTTTCCCATACTGGGTCTGCGAAACGTAGGGTGTACTCATGCAAGGAACCTCAACTTGTATATGGTCGACAAGTACAACCCGACGATCTCATCAATGATGTTCTGGATCGGGGTGTCTGTCTTTTCGCACACATCGTAGCGGCCTTTCTCGATGTCAGCAAGTTGATCTTGCAAGAACTCGATGATGTTGGCTGTTTTCTTCGATGCAGGGATGGCAATGGGCCCGATCAGGCCGTGGCGGCCTTGGTAGGCTTCCGCGAACTTGTCGGCCAGTTCGACCACGTCTTCATAGAAGTGGCCAAGTGCCTTGTGCTTAGAGTAGCTGCGAGTGTTCAGATGCACTGAATGGGCCACATTACGGCCCAGAAACAGCGCACCTACGAATTGAGCTGCGTTCATTGTTGTGGCTCCATAGGTTGCATCATTTCTTGAGATTCAGGCATCATCTCAGGGCCGATGTCCAGATCTTGGCTTGGCATCTCGGCCATCAGGTCACCAGAGGTGATCATGCCGTGCACGGTGCCCAGCACGATGTCTTGAATCTGCTCAGGCGACATGCTGGCTTGAACTGCGGTCAGACGCTTGGTTTCAGCATCGAATGCCTTGACCTGAGCCTCGAAGTCCTTGCGTTGCATCTCTTGCACCTCGATGGACTTGCCCACGTTTTGGATCATCTGGTGCATGTTTTCCATCTCCGCGCCCATAGCTTGGATTTGTTGCTCAGCAGCCTGCAGCTCTGGTGACTTGTTGTCGTCAGCCAGAATCTTCGGATCGATGGTCTTTTTGAAGCGCTGGCTCATCTCCTGAGCCCCTGGCCAGTCCATGTTCTTCACGAACAAGTCGCCGGCCACTTGCCACAGTTGTGGGTTGCCTTGCAGCAACTGAGCCATTGCTTCCAGTGCCTCTTGGCGCTTGGTTGCGTAGCCTGGGCCGGTGGTAGCCACCACGTCGTACTTACCAACGCCTGGGTTGTAGATCTTCTCGATCACAATGCCGCGCTCGTCGACGATTTCCTTGACTGGCTCTTGTTGCTCGGGGTTGATCTTGGCCATCTTAGTCTCGCCATCCTCGCCGATCACACGCGCGATGCGCTGTGTGTCGTAGATTTTGGGGATCAGATCGACCAATTGGCGGGCGATGTGACGCACGCCGCGGGCCAAGTTGTCACCATAGTGGTAAGTGCCCACGTCGCCCTCTTTTTGGCGAGCCAAGATGGCCTTGCCAGAGCGTTCGTTCGAACCCATGCCCAGAGATGCGTTGTACTGACCGGTTGTAGACTTGATATCCTCAGCCGCGCCAGACTTGGCTTGCAGCAGACCGCTTGAGGCCATTGGTGGCTGCGCGCGCTGTGGCAGAGGCAAGATGTTGCCTGCACCGTCGGTCACATCTGGGTTTACTTCCAGATATGGCCAGTTGTTGGTGTTGGCTGTCTTCCACTTGTCTTCGTAGCCTTCGAACTGACCACCGTAGCCGATGAACGGTGCTTTCGGCGCCAAGGCCAGCATCTCTGCTTCTTGAGACACCCAGTAGTTGTACATGCGCTGGGCATCCTTGGCGTTACGCACCAAGCCCGACACGTACAGACGACCGTCAACTTCAAATTCGTTGCCCACGATACGGATGATCGGGATCCACTTGCCAGCCCAGTCGGCTTCTTCAAGGATCTCGTAGCCGTTGATCTTGCAGTACTTGACCTTGGGGTCTTGCACGATGCGCTTGTTCACAGGCTTGCCGAACATGGCGTTGAGCTGCTTATCTTCCATCGTGCCGGCAAAAGCAGTCTGGTTGCCTGGGTACAGGTGCAGCGTGCGCTTGTCGTAGTCGATGTAGTAGTAGTCAGCGATGCGGACCGTGTCCTCGTTCAGCCAGTTGCTGATGGACTGGTCGCCCACGCCCAGCGACTGCAGAGTCGAGATGGGCGCAGCGTTGGGGTACATGCGCTCGTACTCAGCCTTGGTCACGTCCTCAGTGATGAAGCACCACTTGGCATCTGCGCCAGTTGGGTCTTGAATCAGTGGGTCCATGTAGACCGAGAAGCTGTTGCGCACTCGACCGATCTTGATGTCTTGGTCGAAAGTGTTCGGGTCGCAGTATTCAGTCAGAATGCGGATGTAGCCTTCGCCGTAGGCGACTTGGTTTTCGCACGCTGTGTCGTACGCCACGTCCGCATCGGAGATGTACTCGATGTGGCGGATCATGCCGTTGAACACATCTGCCACTTCCACGTCGGCGTTGTCATCCACGGGGATGACCTTAGCGCCTGGGCGGTTCTGACGCATGTCGTTCGTCACTTGATGGACGTGCTGCGGCAGTTTGTTGATGGTCAGTGTTGGGCGGGCGTTGATCGTCTGGCCCTGCACCGCACCGCGGGTAGCCAAGACGTCTGCTGGCCATTGCCAGTGGTTGTCAGGCGAGCCGGCGTAGAAGCGCAAGTCGTCGATCTCATCTTCACGACTCTCGGCCAGTGCTGCCACGGCCAAGTCGAGTCGCGAGCGCGCGACGGTCAGGATGTCTGACGCAGAGTTCAGTGGTTTGCCGCCAGCAGCTACGTTAGCCGCGGCGACCATGCCGGTTGGATCAGCCATTCATGACTCCTAAGACGTGTGGTTCGCGCATGACAACGTAGTCCTTACGCTGGTATGAGAACTCTTGCCCCACACCGAAATACAAATGATCGCCGATTTTAAGCTCTTTGCAGTCAGGACCGGCAGAAATAACAATGCCAGTTTCCATCTTTTCGCCTGGCGGCAACTCTAAAAAGGCGTGTTTCTCAACGTCGCGCTCGATTATCAGGCAGTTTTGAAGAGCTTTAAGTGTCATTTTTTAGCCCGATAGACTTCTAAATCTTGTTCCATGATGTCGTGCATACGTTTTTCAGCGGCAAGCGCTTCGTCAACATTTGGGTAGGTGGGGAATTTAATACCTGATTTTATGGCAAAGCGCATAGCATCTGGCACTTCCCTTACCGCGCCGCCCCAATAGGTTGGCAAAATCATAGCGCCTTTGTCGGTGTCAATTACAGACCCCATAAAAGTGGTCAAAGACCCGTCATCATGACGTAGCCCAGTATTGCCGATCAAGTTTTGGCGGTGGTAATTGAGCGCAGCTTGCTCTTCTGGCGAGAATTTAGATATATCAACTAGATCTGCCATGCTAGGCTCCCATCCAACCGGTTGCGACCATGCCGCGGTCAGAGACAACGCGGCGTTTGGGCTCAGTATACTCCCTGTGAGCCACAGGAAACGCAAAAGTCACGCAGATAGCGTCTGCCGCGTCGGGCGAGGCCAGACCGCGTGCTTTCATGTCCTTTTTCGACTCTAGGAAGATTGTTCCACGTGAATCAGGCTTCATCATAGGCGAAATCAGGTCAGTTTTCAAGAACCGATCCTTCGGAATTGACGCAGATTTGAGCCATTCACGCATCGAACCCCACATTTCAGCCCGTTTGTTGCCGTACATGATGGGTTTGGCCGACTTATTGCCGAAATTCACACCCTTGATCTTGTAGCGCTGCTCTTTCAGGCGGTCCACGATGCCAGCACCCAGCCCACCCTCGTCGATGACGACCAGTGCCGGCTTAAATTCCTCGATTACCTCGATGATGTGGCCCACCACGGTCATCGTGTCGTCCCCGCGGTGGCGGTCGATGCGCACGATGTCCCTGCCTTGA